CAGAAGAGCAAGCAGGAGCGTATTCGTCTGACGTTGCAGCCGGTCTTGCGGCGGGGCGATTTGCGCTTCTCGGAGGGTTTGCCTTCTGACGTGAAAGATGCTATTTATCAAGAGTTCACACAATTCCCCAAGGGAATTTCGGACGACATCTTGGATACGCTGGCGGATCAGTTTCAGAACAAGACGTTCTATGGGAGGATTCGTGAGAGAGAGACTTTCGAAACCATGTCACAGAAAGCATTTGCTGCTCTCGTACTGGGGTTGGAGAATCCTTTTGCGGATCCAGCTACTCCGCCCGAGAGCTACTATTCGCGGACAGGCGGGCTTTAGGTAGCCGCCTGCCGCTTTTCCTGGGAAAAGGCTAGTTTATCGCCGTCGGCGGTGATGTGAATGGTGATGCCCGCCGTAATCTTGCCGCTTGTCTTGAGGATCGCCAGCGGTTGCCATAGCAGGTGAGTGATGGCTCGCTTGAGCGGACGCGCTCCGTACTTGGCTTCGAAGCCCACTTTGACGAAGAGGTCTTTGGCGGAGTCATCAAAGCGTAGAGCGCACGAATTGAAGCCCCACCGGGTAACGAGCCAGTCATCGGCTTTGGCCAGTTCGATCTCTACGATCTGGCGCAACGTCTCTTTGGAGAGTTCTTCGTAGTAGAGAAGCTCATCAATGCGGTTGATAAACTCGGGCGAAAATTTGCGCTTGAGTCGCTGCTCGACCATTGTGGCTAGGGACGCTGCCGAGGTAGTGCTGGTGAAGCCGGGAGCACTCCGCATTTGGCCGATTTCCGCGTAGCCGATATTGGAGGTCAGGAATATTAGAGTGTTCTCGAAGTACACCGGATTGTTGTCGCCGGTACGGAGGAAGCCCTTGTCGAGAATGCCGAGGAGAATGCGCTGCATCGAAGGCGCAGCTTTTTCGATCTCATCGAACAATACAACGGAAATTCGACTCTGTTCACTGCAAATCGATTCGATTCGTTGCTGCGTAAGAATGGCCTGCGTTTCCTTGTGGCCGAGGTAGCCGGGAGGTGCGCCTATCAGCTTAGCAACCTCGTGTTCCAACTGATACTCCCCACAGTCGATGCGGAGCATACGGCGACTGTCATTGTGTAGGAGTTCGGCCACGGCTTCGACGGTTCTAGTCTTACCAGTACCAGTGGGGCCGAGAAGCATGAAAACCCCAGCGGGTCTTCCGGGAGGGTTGAGGTTGGCGTCCACCATATCCAGGTAGGGAGTGATCTTGGAAATGCACTCTTGGCCGATGATGCGTTCGCGAAGTCGTACTAAGTAGGGGAGTTCGGCTTCTCGCGCTCGCCGCGAGTCGGCCATTGGGATGTGCATCCGAGTTCCGTTTACAGGCATTTTGGTTTCTCCTCCCTTGGATCTTACTCGTAAAGCCATTCCAAATCAACTCCTTTCTTCGGCCACCTACAGAAAAGAGGGCAGATTGGCGTCCGCCCTCTCGTCCGTTTGTGTGGCGCGAAGCGCCACGGGGGTCTACAACTAGTGTACCACTAATGGCGCGTAGCGCCAATGGTAAAATAGAAGTAGCGATGGCTGAAGAACTTAACGATTCCCTCGTACTTTCGACTGACCCCACACCGGGCTACGAAGACATCACGAAGCAGCTTGCGCTGTCTCGGGTGGTGCAAACGTTCTTCAAGTACGAGACTTGGCGGCAGCGCAACTACGACCTCAAGTGGCGGCACCTCCAGGAGCTTTACAACGGGGTGGTGCCGAGGCGGTTCTGGGAAGGCACTACGACCGAGAGAGCTTCGCTCTCTGTTCGGTTGATCCACTCGCAAGTGCAGAGCGTTCTCCCGCTACTGCACCAGGCGCTTTTTGGGTCCGATATTGAGTGGTTCAAAGTTGCCGCCATCGGCGAGACTTCTACGCAGGAAGCGGCGGAGGTGCAAGCCCGGCTTCTGTACCTGTGTGAACATCCGACGGATCGGTTTGGGAACAATGTGCGTAATCAGGTTACGCTTACACTCAACGATCTACTGGTCAAAGGTATTGCCATTCTTGCTTTGCAAGTAGATCCGCTCACGCTGGAGCCGGTAGCCAATCGTATTTCGCCGCTGGACTTCTATGTCGATCCCGCTTGCGGCCCGGACATTGAACAGGCGAAGTCGGTTATTTGGCGGCGCACGCTGACGCTGGATCAGGTAGAGGCACTGCGAGGGGCCGAAGGCTTTGATATCCCCGACAGGGGGACGCTCATGGAGTGTATTCAGAGTATGCCGTCGGCTATTGCAGATACGTCCCGGCAGATGGAAGAAAGTTCGCGGGGTGTTCAGTACAATCCGCTGTCCGACGGGCAGGGTGTGTTTGGCGCGGAGAGCAATCTTGAGGTTCTGGTGTACTACACCAAGACACGGGTTGTTTGGGTGCTTAACAGACACTACGTTATTTACAATGGTGAGAATCCGTATGGATTCTATCCGTTCACGGCGGCGACCTGCTTCTTTGACCCGGATCGGTTCTACGGGAATGGCTATTCAGATGTGCTGGCTGATTTGCAGAAGTACATGCAGTCGATCCGTAATGCGCGACTGGACGAGCTTTCGCTGGCCTTGAATCCGCCGCGAGTGACCCGCGCTTCGCACGATCAGCGCATGACGTTTTCGCAGAGAGTGTGGCGACCGGGCGCTCAGTTGGCGACCGAGAATGGCAAGGACGATATTTCGGTCCAGGTGCCGTCGAATATTACACAGAATTCATATCAAGAAGAGAGTTGGATGCAGCAGCAGGCCCAGGAGATGACTGGAGTGAACTCCATGGTCCTCCAGGGTATGCCGATGCGGGGCAATGCTTCTGCGAGTGCAACTTCGGTAGGAGCGCAGCGCGAGGCTCCGTCACTGCGACTGCTGATGGTGGTTCTCTCTTTGGAGAATTATCTGTTGACGCCGATGTTGTACAAGATGCTGAAGATGCACCAGATTCATAATCAGGGCGATCTTCAGTTGAGAGGTATGACGGCGGAAGGACAGACGCCTGTTGCGAATCAAAGTTTGCAGCGCGATGTGAAGTTCATGATGTTGTCTGCAACGCGGATGATGTCACGCGAGAAGCTGTTGCAGGTGTTCCCGTTCCTGACGCAGTATTTGCTCAATCCTGAGTTGATGGGGCACTTGCAGCGGATTGGGATGGCGGTTGATATGGCGGAATGGGTCCGTATGTTGCAGGACGCCAGCGGCACGAAGCAAGTGTATCAGTTGGTGCGGCCTCTCAATGAACAGGAACAGCAGGCGCTCATGCAGCCGACGCCTGAGATGATGCAGGATCAGCAGAAGACGAAGGCATCGAACGAAGTTCGCCTCGCGATGGCGGATAAGAAGAATCAGGCCGAGCAGATGAAGGTCCAGGGCAAACTGCAAGAGGTCGATAAAAAGACCGAGGCAGACATGAAGAAAGAGATGCTGTTGGCGGTTATGCAGCGAGTGATGGGCGGCGGCAACGCCGAAGGCGGCAACAGTGGCTCTTAGTCCTACGGAGTTCGAGCAAGCGGGGAAAGCCCGCGACCTTGCGGACCTGTCCTCCCATCCGGGGTGGGCGGTTCTTCTGTCGGCGCTAGCCGACAAAGAGAAGCAGTTGTTGGAAGAATTGGCTTTGCTGGACGAGCCGAAGGCTATTGTGCGGGCGAAAGATCACTGGAGTATCTTCCGGCATATTGTGCAGTTTATTACCAGCGCCCCCGAGAACGCTAAGATCAATGTCTTCGACATCAAAGAGGCCGAAGGGATTGATGATAGCACTCTGACGGTAGGCGCGTTCCTCAACAAAGTCCCTTATGGATCGGATCAGTTACCTTTAGTGTAAATGTTATCATGGTCTTAGGGACGATTCCCACATAGGAGAGACAATGGCTACCACGCCCACTTTTGACATCAATTCCATTTCTCCGGAGAAACTGGCCGAGATTCTCGAACAGCTTCGGCAGGAAGACAATAACAATGCACCCCCGCCCCCGGCGCAGCCGCAGCCCATTAAGATCTCATTCAATGGGGTTGATTTTGTCGGCAATAGTGCCGAAGAAGTGCAGCGCCAGATCGATGTATATACACGAGCACTGGCCAATGAGCAGCACGCACGGCAGATCCAGGACGCAACTCGGCAGCAGACGGCGACTCCGGCTCCGAAGGAGCCTAAGTCGAAGAAGACGACCGAGGAGTGGGTGAACAAGTTCACCGAAGATCCGGTCGAGGTGATGGAACAGGAGATCCGCTCTAAGGTAGAGACCTATATGGCGGAGAAGTTTGGAATGCCGAACTGGGCGGAAGTCCAGCGGGCGGCGGTCCAGCAGATTGTCCAGGACAATTTACAGAAGACCAAGAATGCGTTCTTCGAACGTAACCCGGATTTCGTGGAAGATCCCGTCAATTTGCAGGCCATCCAGGGCATCATGCAGCAGAATGGCTTGCAGCCGTCGTTGCAGGGTCTAGAGTGGGCTTGGTCCGAGGCGAAACGCCAGCAAGTTGCGCGTGTGAAGCAGGCGGAGCCGGTTGCAAGACCGACGGCCCCACTGCCGATGTTGCCTACGGGCGGCGCAAATCCGGGTAGTGATCTGTTGGATGCGTTCTATTCAACGACTGATCCGGTCAAACAGGAACAGATTTTGCGGCTCATCGAGAAGGCGCAGGCTGGCTAATGGGGGGGGGAGGGAGGCGTAAGCCTCCCTTTATCCTTAATGCTAAATTGCGTATGTTACAATAATAAGTAGGAGGAACCCTTTCTATGGCTTATACCCCGGCATCCGTTATCCTGCAAGGCAATACTAACTTGCAGCACAATTATACGGGCGGCTCCGCTTCCGGCCTGTATATTTTCCACTACCAGACCAAGGCTCTCGATACTCTTCAGAAGAAGTTCGTGTTTATGGACGTTCTGAAGTTGGACGATATGCCCAAGCAGTCTGGCAATACTGTTCAGTGGTATCGTTACCGCGAACTGGGCACCAACACCACGGCGGTCGGCTCCGCTGCGGAAGGCGCGGTCGGCACTGCGATTCCCGCGCTCAACAGCGATATCATTACGGCCACGCTGTCTCAGTACATGGACTTCGTTACGCTGTCGGATCGGGTCATCCTGACTTCGATTGACGGTATGGTGCAGAGTGCCACTGAGCGCATGTCTTACCGGGCAGCGTACACTGTGGATACGATTACCCGTGCGGAAATCGATAGCATTTCGGCGGCGGATCGTAGCTCGGCGCTGCTGGGCACTTACCTGAGTTCCGGCGACATTCGCCTGTCTCATGCGTATTTGCAGGGCAACGATGTCCGTCCAATGCAGAGCGGCTCCTGTGCAGGCTACTTCTGCGGCATTATCCACCCGTACATCGTGTTCGACGTGGTGAATGATCCCGCCGCGAACGGTATTGTTGACGTGCGCAAGTACACCGAAGGCAACCCGTTCGAGAAGGTCGAAGACCGTGGACAGGCGTTCACTTTCAACGGCATCATGTTCAAGGTGTCTACGAATGTGCTAGTCGCTTCGAGCAACTACCGCACCTACATCTTCGGCGATGGCGGCATCGGTGGTTCGCAGCTTGCGGGCAAGGGGCCGTCCAAGGTTTCCGATCCTCGCAATCAGCGGTTCCGGCTACATGTTGAGGGCAACCTTGCGCCGTCTCTGGCGAACCCCACCGGCTCCATTGGTGGCTTTGTGTCCTACAACTTCTACTATGTTGCGAAGGTGCTGACTGACACCCTGACGGGCGGATCGACCTTCAATCGGTTTATCTACTACGATACTCCGACCCAGGTTTCCTAGTCTCTTGGCGGCGGGCGTAGGCTGGTTTCTCCTCAATAGGGAGGCGTGTAAAAGCGCCTCCCTTTTTGTTTATTAGTGCGGATAATCACTTGCCGCAGGCATGGTAAAATAAAAGTATGGCAAGTGAACAAAAAGCGGAACTGACTGGTACCATCACGTATGCCGATGGCACTCTTTTTAATGGGTGGATGCTAGTCGGTTTGGTTCCTCCGCTGCGCGGGTCAACTGCCTATACGAGTTTCTACAAAATCTACGCACAGCAGCGCACGAAGCTGCCCCAGTGGATTACGTTTCAAGTCCGGAACGGAGAGTTACAGGCTCCTGCGAAGCTTCGCTTCAACACCTCCATTTCACCGCCGAATACGAAGTATGTTTCGTTTTTTGTTGACTACGAGGGGAACACGCTAGCGACCGGGAGCCTGTTCACGGTGACTGCTACTCCACACGCGATTGTGGAACCCTCTTTCTCGATTCCGACTGCGGGCACCACTGCCCCGACACCATGCCAGGGGGTTTCCGTGAGCGCACTTTCCACACCTATCCGCGAGACGCCTACCGGCACCATTGATGGGATAAACGACACATTCACCCTCTCCGTCATCCCACCTTCCTTTGCCATCATTGTCTTGAATGGGTCTCTTCAGGACGAAGGAGTTTCTTACACGATTTCCGGGAACACGATCACCTTCGAGGCTGCTTACACCCCGAGCAGCGGAAGTATTATCGAAGCGATCATTTTCTAAGGGAGAGACGCCCATGGACACAGTAAACGAGTTCTTAGAGAAGGCATTTGGAGTCTCTGTGTTCAAGCTGCTAAGTGTCGTTGTAT